CAACTGTGGCTCTCTTGTGCAGAGAGTGAAGTGGGTGCAGGGTTTTAAACCTTGTTTTACACTTCATCCCGAGATTTTTTGCTCTCGGAAAACGCAACATCTAAAGTTGTAGCAATCAGGACCGCCGACAAGGACGGACATGAGGTGACGGACACCCCATGCAACCTGTTGTTGCTTACTTATAGAGTGTCACGGACCATTCTAAGATGGTCGTCACCTGCGGACAAATCTCTCAAAAGAAAGAAATCCGACCCCCAGCCACTAGGGGATTTAATGGTGTCACATGAAATAGCATGGACTAATGTGTGGAGATACCAATATCCACACATGCAGGACTTGTTACAAAGCATTGCTATAAAAATAAAGTATAGGCGAGCCGGTATAAAAAGCGAGGTTGAAATCCTCGCCCACAGATACGTACCTGTGTAACAGGGGCACAGTTGCAGTGCTATCTCTCGCATTGCCTGCTAGGATATGCGAGCTTGATATCTGTGAATTTTGCGTCGTGAAGTTCGATTGCTTGGCATACGAAAAACGCCGGTTATGGTAGTATGGTAACTCAAACTCCAAGACCGGGTTTTGACGTAGCGTGGTCGCGACAGTGCCTGCCCATGAGGCGGGTTGGTTGTCCTCCGATGCGAAGTATCTTCTAATGGCTTCATCATCTAAAGAGCCAAAAGATGTAGCGGTCCTCGAAACATTCAAAGCCCGGGGTTCACGCGTAACGTTAAACTGGCCGTCGTTCGACATGTCAACCCCTGTGAGACTTACCTTGTATCTTATAGCACCCCGACGGCAAATATAAGCCGGGGTGAGGTAGTTCAGCAGGGTGGTACGACAGTAATTGTAGGGGATGGCATTCTTTTCATCCACTCCCTGTGGATCAGATCCTCTGTAATATGGAAAATCTTGATACACGAACCTGTAAAAAACCTGTGATGAGAGGCTCGACTTCGTGTCAATGGTGTGTAAATTGTACCTCTTCAAGCACTGCCTGAAAGAGGCGACTGGGTCACCAAAGAACACTAGGTCGTTCATATCTCCTGCCTCTAATTTCTGAGACATCACATTGACGGGTTCTTGTTCTGTCAATACGGGGGCCGATTCCATGGCATCCGCGCCTACGGCCTCGAGTTGCTCAGCTTGCGGGTAGAATTCCGATTGTGGTATCAAACCATCCTCTCGGAAAAAGGAAGCCCTTGAAAGCTGTTTATCTGTAGGATTAGCAAACTCGATATCATCGCAGGCACAACACATGACGTTAATATATATGTCATTGTCGGCCACGGAGTCGGGGACGGTGAGTTCGTTCAGTACTTGTACTGTCAATACGCCATTGTAAGTCGCGTCTAACTTAGCGATAAACGGAGATGTGGAATACGGTATAATTGCCGTCTCGATCACGTCCACATTGAGAAATGGCTGGGGAGAACCCCAACCAACATCTATTGTGAAATCACGTTCTTTGGCAAGATCAATGATCTGAATATAGTTCGTATTGTAGTCATCCGTGTCATAGTAGAGCGGATCGTAAGTAATTTTCAGTCTGCCTCTGTGAAAAGCGGACGCTACGATCTGAAACCGATAACGCATGGAACCTTTCCAGTTCCTAAAGGGCAAAGCTGCAAAGCAGCTGGCCGTCAAATGGTGTTCATTATAGGTAAGGTCCAAGTTCTCGGCCCACATAGTGGGCCCGACTCGGACATTCCAGAGAACATCCTCAGGAGGCCTGTCCACATCCCACATAAAAGTGGTGAGATAGGACTCCCTTTGTGCAATATGCGAAATGGCCATCTCGTCAGTATCAGATAGACCCATGGTTCGCGGGTCCACACACAATTCTTGCTTCACATCAAGAGACAATTTTGTGGTGGAATCCGGAACATTGACATTGGACATGTTGCCAAAATACGTTGGACGTATGGGGTCAATATCTGATACGACTGGCGGGCGTGAATAGCCTAAAAGCTTCGCGGTTCTGCCGACCGCTCCAGCCACCATTTCGGTGGCCTTGGCATAGGGGGCAAGGACGGGGACATTCGTCAACACTCCTGCCATGGCTGCTACCACCGAAGCCGGTTTGGAGACTACACCTTCTCCATACTCATCGGCTTGGGGATAAAACTCACTCTGAGGGACTAATGCCGCGCTCTCAATCGATGTGGGGACAGAAAGACTGACGTCTTCTGCCCAAGCAAAAACCGAGATTGTGACATTGTCATTGGCGCCATTGGCGTGTCGCAGGGGAGCAAAACTCTCTATTTGTATATTACCCATCTTGGTCCATTCTCCATTAGGGATGGACAAAGCATTGACGGGCCAGACAAACGGTAGAGTTAGCGTACCTCCTTGCGACAGGGTGGGATCAAGATAGACATGTGGGCGTTGGCTCGCCTCTACAAAGTCTTCTATCACACCTGGACGGAAAACCGTAAACGAATCGGACTCGGGCAAAGGCAAGTAAGATGCCATCGCTCTGCCGAAGTGAAAGCCATTACCATTTAGAATGATCTTGACCTTCAGGTTACATCGTAACAGGTGGAAATTCGTGATCCGGTTCACAACCTTGTTGTTCTCGAAGAACAACTTCCAGGGGTTGAGAACGGAGGTGACATTACTGCCCACAGACCAGTCTATTGTGGCAATCTTCACCGGACGCGAGAAGAAATTCTCAAGTGTCGCGTCATTCGAGTCAGTCAGTTTATACGTGTCGTCAAGCTGAGAGTTGACAGTATAATTCCAATCCGACTCGGCGTCGTTAAATGCGACATTTTCATGAACCATTGTTGCAGGTTCTATTTTTGTAGAAAAGTTGAATTTCGTAGTAATGCGTTTAAATTTAGCACAACTCGAGAAGGTACATTAACCAACCCGATAGCGACACCGTTTGTGAGTACTGCAATACTCTCCCCTAAAAAGGGGTGCTCCACGAGGGGAGCGCAACGCACAGCAAGCCTAATCGCCTATGTATGAGGTGGTGAACCTGCATCGGCGATTGGTAAACCAATACTGTGCGGTAGCTTTTAGCGTGAAACCGGAGCTACATCCGGCTTTACCATGAGTTTAATGTCATCGGAGGACCGGTGGGGCGCAAGCGCCCCTAATCCATGAGTTTAATGTCATCGGAAGACCTGTGGGGCGCACGCGCCCCTACTCCATGAGTTTTTAGTCATCGGAGGACTGAACGGCCGCAATCCGTTCATCCGTGAGTTTATAGTCGTCGGAAGACTCTGGGGCCGCCTGCCCCTTCTCGCTTGCGCCTTCTTCTGATGGATAATACTTCTGTCTCCATCGTTCGACTCGTGCATCGAAGTCTAACGTTAGCTCAGGAACCATATGCTTTAGGCCAGCAGCCATAGCCACCTTGTCCATTTGTTCACGTCTCATCTCATACACTTGTCTACCATGCGCAAACCACTCACCAAGAGCTGATTGCAAACAAGACGCCGACACCTGTTCTTTCGTCTCCTTTGTGCTCTCAATGTTGGCATGAAGACTTTTAAAAATGGAGTCCTCATCCAGCGCTCCTACGTGCTGCCCAATCTCTGGGATGTAGACGGATTTCCTTTTCAAGAAGTCACAATCTTCATCGTTCATGTAGGCGGTGGGCGTTGAGGTCTTGTCAGGCATAGTAAATTTCATATCGTGTCGCGCCAGGAAATCTCTCACCGTTAGATGGTTAAACTTGGGCCAGTCTGGGTGAACAGAACCTTTGACATCGTCACCATACGTCATGATGGAGCACACTTTTGACATGCACACATCAGCGTCGGGATACGTGTCATAAAAGGCACAACGAAACAATAGTGAATTGACTAGGGAATTGATGTAGACAGTGAGATTATGACCGGACGGATTGGAGCCTATCATTTGTATCAGGTCTCCATCATATGCCATCACAGGGTACGCAATGTCGCTAGCAACTCCTCGCATAATGAGCAGGTCATCCTCCGAATAGTCGCACATCTTGGCAACGTGTTCTAGTACGCTAAAAGCCGACAAAATCAATTGCGCCGGCATACGCAAGTCGTACTTCGAGTAATCACCCGCAAGGATGCGCTCATTTCCATGTCTGGTAATGTAGTTGTGCAACTCCTGCCAGTCAGGTCCATGCGCGTTCACACCAACAGCACATTCAGACTTGAGAGGGTACAAAGAGATTACACGTGCCAGCGGTAGGAAATACTGACGAGCCAGCAACTGAAGAGACACGGCAGCACCCTGGAAGACACGAACCTTGTCCTTCGTGACTGGGGTGGGTTCGTCCTTCAGGCATGCCTTGAAGATCAAATGGCCTCGCTCACCTCGCCGGTACGCGGCAACTATCTCATCGCGGTGTTTCAGAAAAATTTCATCTAACACAGCGGGACATTGGTGCGTTCCTTCCGGTGATGGTTCAAGGTACGTGATGTACTTCGACTTTGGTCCGCCTAAGGGGTACCCGATAGATGTCGAAGGTTGCATCTTGTCAATGAACTTCGCGCCATCAATCCCACACAGAGTTTCCATCTCAGTGAGTGGTCGCGTCGTAGCCAACAGCTTGGGATTAAGCTTCCGAATATGCGAAAAACTTTGTTTGAAATCTTCGCATGCTCTAGAAAGCAAATCAGCGGGTACGCCAATGGACGGCTTAGTGGAGTATGTTAAAGATTCTCTCCATGGATGCCATCTACTATGACCATCAGGCCCTTTAAACTTGGGGCCCGACCACATGTTTTCCACACCTGTTGCAGTGGCTACATGTTTGGAAATGCATGACGTGCGAACTTTGCTCATGTACTTAGCCTTGCCCTTGCACGAACCGTAGTACTTGCAATTTGTGCCTTCTTCCATGAATCGCATAGGACTGTGCATATCACAGCTCTGTCCTTCGAAATAAGCAATGCCAAATAGTTCTCTGGGGAGGTTTCCCTCACTACAGGTAATCAACACATTTGGCTTGTTCGACAGCTCTTGCAACGCGTGAGCGTATTGGTGCTGAGTCACTGTCCCTGCCACACCAAAATGGGTCCTCCATCGACTGCCTCCAAGATGGAACCCTACTATGGTAGGTGCTTTCAATTGGGCGACCAACGTTCCCATACACAACCCATTAAAGGTGGGTTCCGGTAGGGTGTACTGGTAGCCTTCGAAGCTAGTCGCCGTACCATTACCGCATGTGGCATTGTACGCAACCATCGTGTTCTGCTTGGTAACCTCTCCTGTAACACGTTTGTGAACCAAGGTGCACGGCATCCCGGCCTTCATAACGTCTACGGGCAAGTAGTGCGATATGTTCCTCCATGATCCACCATTTGGCACCCAAACCAAAGCAAAATCCGTATCTGGGATAAGCTGGGATTGTGTACGTGAGATGTAACAAGAAAAATTGGCACCGATAACGCTGGGGTCTTTCCGAGTAAAAGTCGCATGAAGCTCTCCCTCACCCATTATATGTTGGGGAATAAGAGCGACATTCGAGCTCAGAAACAAAGCATCACACCCTTGGGAATTAGTAGCTGACGTAATCTTCACATGTGTGAGATTGCCTGCCACCATTTCCTCGAGTTCCGAAAGAGCAACGCACTTGGAGCGTGACGATGTAGGCAACTCGTCAAAAGCAACTTTAGCCCATTCATTCACAGCTCCATCGCGCTCCTGAACCTCTTCCATACTGGTGGGTTCTAAGGTAGATTGCACAACGGGCGTGTTAAGGGACTTCCATGCCTTTGCACATGTATAGACAATTGCTAAGGCGACACTGGCTCCCAAAACGTACTGCATGTAGTCATCTCTGTGTTTTTTGAACATGGCCGGCAACGCGTCTCGCTGCTCGCCTATTTGCTCATAAATGGCTTCTTCACATTGTCTTATCTGCGCTGTTCCAATGAACACGGCAAGAATTGCGCCCAACAAGCATAAAATGCTTTCATGGACACAGCTCATTGTTAAAAGCAGGATGACTATCCCGGAATACAAAACTGCCAGTGTGCGGACTCTTTCTTCAACCTTGTCGTAATTAAAAAATTGAACATACGACTTGATGGTTTCATTTTCCATCCACTCTTCCGGAATCCAATTGGTCCAGATTGTGAAGGGAGAGGAATCCAACCATCTGACGGCACTAATCATGGATTTTGTACACATCAGGTCGACTTTCTCGAGACATTGCGTGAGACATGCCGTAGCCTTTGCCATCTTTGGGACGACTAACATCTGGACACCAGCCGCCAAAAGCGACTGTGCCTCCATGCAACACATCTGTTCAGGCACATGACAGCATTTGCACAGCTTGGCGCGGTACTTGTCATTGGAATTCTCCACGAGCTCTCGTTGGTTCTTGAAGTGATCACGCGAGTGCCAAGCCAAGAACCGTAAGTACGTGGCTAGGTCGACCTGAGTCATCGGAGAACCTTCGAATATGTGAGGACGATAAGTGATGATCTGCGTATAAGTGCGCTTCCCTTCAATTTTCGTCGTGGTGCCAAAAGCGTATTCCACCCGGAAATTCCACAGGTCTGCATATCTGTCAAAAGTATACACTCCATCTTTTGTGAAGTGCATCCGAACTTTTTCCTGATCTAGCATCCCATTGGTAGCATACTTCTCCTTAACCGAGACAGTTACGATATTCTTAGCGCCGTAAAACGGAAACTGGTTCGTTACTGTAGGTCGGGGCACAGAGGTCCTTCACATTGGTGGTGAGAACTACGGCCTTCGGTTCAATTTCAACCTTCCCTTTCAACTCTACCTCTGCCATATTGGCCTTAATGCGCATATTGTTGACAAACTCTATTACACGCTTGGTTGGGGCAGTTTGAGTAAACTTGGAATTGGTGTTGGCGATATCATCTATGTACACTCCGTTGATGTGACTACGATAGTTTGAATCGTACTTATCCGACTCGCTGAGGGAGCAAACCCTCTCCTTATCGGCGTTGAAATCATTCGATCGTAAGACGATTTCCATGACCAACTGGCTGACAGAACTTTTACCGACACCAGATGCACCAAAAATTTCGGTACAATACGGCGCGATACGTAGGCCTCCAGTGGAACGAATCTGATTAAAAATGGCAGAAATCTTATTTAAGCGTTCAGCCTTATCCGACACTATTTTCTTCTCGTAAGGGTTCGTGCACGTGGCTTTTAGGGTCACGGCTTGGTCCTTCAAAGTATTCAATAGCAGCAGAAAATCATTTTCGTCGAGGTTGGTATGTTTCGAGAGGTTTCCAGCTTGTACATACGTAATGTACTCCTCACATCGCAGCATGTCTTTCTCGAACCTCATGAGATCGAGATCAGAGTAGAACAGCGGTTTGATGGAGCCGGCTTGGAAACACTCATGCCCTGCTTCCACAAAATAGGTTATCGTCTCAAAAACTGCATCTATGAGCGATACTGCACTTGTATGCTTCGGGAGCATCTTAGGTGCAAACCAAGTGATTCCATTGGTGGTGAAATGCAATGTAGAAGCGTCGCAAATGCCAATAGTAACCAACAAACTCAACAGGTTGGAAACTTTGGCAAAACCCTCGCAATTTATAATGCCTCGCCAGTTAGTCTTGACATGGCGAAGCAACTTTACCCACGGTGGTGCCGGGGTATCGGTTGGTTCGCCTTCCATGTCCTCTGCTTGAGGACCAACATCAAGACCTAGATACTGGGGCGCAAACTGCATCACCTTGGTGACCATCTCATCGTTCGCATAATGTAAAAGAAACTGCGACAACGAGAATAGACACCCTGAAGTGGTGGTCTGCTGCGAGAGAGATAGGAATAAAGTCACAATGCGAAGCATATCGGTTTTGAAATTGCTTGGCAATGCAACATCAGGTATATCGATGCTGCCTAGAGTACTAACTTCGTCTAAGACATCACTCTGTGGATACCTGTCTTGGGTCCCTGGTTTCCTATCGTGGGACCTGTCGGTAGATTTCGCCTTTTGCGCTATCTTCCGAGCGTCCGCAAGCTGTTGCTTCTCCTTCTGCAGGAGCTTGGAACTCTTAGAACGGGCATAACTTTGCCTATTCCAGAATTTCTCAGATTGCGGCATCATACTGTAATCACGAACACGTGCAGGGGTACGGATATACTGGTAAGCTTCCAGTTGTTCACGTAAAATCCCTGCTAGGATCTCGCGATACATGATTTCAGTATCATCCTCCTCCTCATCATCCGACAGGGGAGGGGTGACGACGTGCGCCACTTGGGGGGGGGGGTTTTGATCCGTCCGTAGACGGATCAGGAGCGTGAGAAAGTCATCATAGATGACAGTCAAACGACCCGAGAATGCGCTGTACAACAGCGCGGAATATGGTACGATGCTATGTAGCAAAGTCCGGATTGTTACAATAATGTACGATCGGGGGGGGGAAGTACTCATATTTGGGACTACGATGCTCTCTGCGTTTTTCTATTGCTCTAAAGGCAAAAGTAGGTCTTCGATTAAGTCAGCGGGAGTGTAGAGTTTCCGGAACTCATCGAATTGCAACCGTATCTCGAAAGACTTGAATGTGTTGTTCTGAGATTCACAAAGTAAACTACCCTCTTAAGGTAAGTCGTTACAGAGTTTATAATCTGGGAACAAGAACAAAAAAGTTAACGAGACCAAATGTCCGTTGATTACGGTCAATAGTTCTTATGCTTCTGCGCGAGCACTTGATCAGTATTTTACGGGTTTATAGCTATCCAAGCTTTCGGTTGGCACCTTTGCAGTGCCCAGGCCCTCTATGGTGTTGAGGATCTCGAGAGTTGTATATTTATAGTCTTGAACTCAAAGCAAGACAGCCAACTTAAAAATTTTTTATCATAGTTGGTAAAGATATGTGCACCTTTGCAGTGCACAGGCCCTTCATCTCTTGGAAGGGTCTCGAAGAATTTGGTTTAGTATCATAATTCTAGGAAACAGATATCTGATTTACAAATTTAATGTCATAATCAGCAAAAGACACGTACGCCTTTGCAGCGTACAGGTCCGACAACTCTTGGTCGGATCTCGATGAATCTGGTTTTACGTCAAAATTCAAGGGAAAAGACGCGCGCACGAATGCGCGGCTGTTTAAAAACTTTTACATCATAACAGCGAAAAAAGATGCCTCCATCTAGGGAGGGGGTGGTTGTTCAGGGTACAACTAAACCCAGTCTAAAGTATCGAACTGAAAACCTTCATTGGGAAAATAGCCCGGCGTCGTAACGCCTGGGAATACCTTCGTGAAGATAATCAATACGTTACGTACTAGAAACTAATCCAGCACTGAGACTGTGAGAGCGTTCGCTCTCAC